ATCCTAAGTTTTTGGCCGAAGATTCATTATAGAAATTTTTGTCTATCGGCATCTTTAAAATCCTTTTTTACTCTTCTTTAATTAGTCCCAAGACGTAATTATCCAGTATTAGGTGCAACACCTCTCCATCGATGGTCACTTCTTCGACCATCGACTTATCAATAAGCAACCTCTCTCCCTTGGAAAGCAATTGAGCGAATCGCACATCAGATGCCCATGTCACCACTTCTGCAGAAACATAGCGCTCCTCCAGTGGTTTGAAGTCTTGAGGGAGCAAAATGCCGCTACTCGTTTCATTAGGGTTTTCTGGTGCTAATACAATCTGTGTATAACGGTTTAAGGGTTCAAACATTTCCTACCTCCAGCTGGATTAGTTTCTCTTGGGTGTGGTATTCATCGGCGCTCAAAAACAATTCTTCGCGAGCGCCGCAGCGCTTGCAAAACAATGGAACATGTACGTTGTTACCTTGAGTGCTGCGACCGGCGCCCGCGGGCTGCCAATAACACTCATTAGTATTTTTGCCGCGGCAAGCTCTTTTTATAAACTTTTCTGTAAGTAAGTGATTAAAATTCATTTGTCTTCCTAAAGGGTGCAGGTGTCGTTGGTGCAGAATTTGGTGCCAGTTCCACCTTCATCTACGTAAAATCGTTGAAGAGGGCTCACTTGTGCTGCTTCTGCTTCGTAGCGCTCTTTGGTAATGGGTTCGTAAGGCGCCTGTTCATATCCGGTTTCTTCATATTTTATAAAGGATACTGCTTTGAGGCGTGATTCATACATTTCTAATGCATTTTTAATTTGCGGAGCCTCTTCGGGCTTAAAGGTAACCGTGACCGATACCGAATTATCTGCCCAATAGTGCTGATATTGCGCCGCGATCTCTAGCTGTTCCCACATCGAGACTCCGCGCTTACCCTTTTGAAAATGGGGCTCATGCACAGGAAACTCTACACACACAGTGTTGGGAGAATATCGATCATCTTCCATTTTATATCCTGCCTCGCGCAATTTATCGAGCAATTGTGAATCTTTAGAGAACCTGATACGTCTAATATAATACTCGTCTTCGGGGAAGTGGATGCCCGGGGTTGAGCCATTCAACAGAGACACAGTCCCCGAAGGCTTAATAGAGGTCATCCGAATAGATTTGGGGATACAGAGCCAGTTGGAATATTCTTCGTCCAATTCTTGAACGTGCGCATACGCCTTGTCGCACCAATCATACATCTGACGGCGCCCATGCTTATTAAACGCCTGAACCACTCCCGATTGAGAAAGCCCAATGCGACGATTCTTAAGCATCTTAGCGTTTGTCTCAGGCCAGTGGGTATTAGAGAGGGTAACGGTCTTTCCATATAAATAGGCAATCTTTAAAGTGCGAAGATAATCTTCTAAATCATCATGCTTAGCAGGATAAGTCTCTACCAAACAACATAGCTCTGCATCTTCTAACTGTTGCTCTACGCAGGGATTAAATCCTGCAACATTTATGTCATCTAGACGTTCTCCATCTTTGAAGCGACCGCGAGTGCGAGCATTGTCGAGCCAAATATAGCCCGGCTCGCCATTCTTCTGACTTTGTTGTGCGTGCCACGTGTAGTCCATCCCCACCACAGCGTTAAAAGAGTTGTTGGACCCCCAACGATGATGCATTAATTTTTCAGAATCGTTCTTCATCTCCAGGTAACGGCGATCATCATAGCGCCCCATAGCCAAGGCGGCAGAGCGCCTTACATTGCCAGCAACCACACATCGACCAATAAGATTTTCAGTATCCACAATGTCGACCGATGTTATAGTCTCTCCCAATTTAGCAGTGTAAAGTTCTGTGAGACTTTCGTGCAACTCAATAAGAGGCGCGGCGCCACTGGAGGTGCCGCCAAATCCCTTGATAATGGCGCCCTCTGGACGAATAGCCGAGAAGTCGAACTTGGGTACTTTAGAACCAAAAAAGAAACCATCAAGCAGCAGATGAACTGAGTCAACCCACCCTTCACGAGAGTCGTCAATGATATGAAGATCGTTAGTATAATGAGGCTCAGAAATCGTAAGAGTGCCGGCGCCCTCTGTATCAAAGCCGACTCCGATGCCCACCATAAGAGCGTCCATCATCCATGCAAAAAGGTAACCTCCTTTGGTTGCGACGTCTCTAGTGGAACGAAATGCGCAGTTAAACAATCCAGCAGCTGTTTTGTTCTCTACAAAGTCAGTACCCATCATCCACAGTCCGCGACCCGGTGGGGTCCATTTAAGTTCGAAAAGACGATCATAAGCCTCTTTGGCTGTTCTTTGCGCCTTTCCGTCGTTCCACTCTAGTCCTAAAAGGAACACGTGCTGCTTCTGCATGTTGAAGGTTCCTTCAATAACACGGCGGCAGGTCTGCCACCATTCCTCAGCGCCGGTGGCATCTGGATCAAACTCATTCAACCGTCGAGAATACGTGCGTTTATAGGTTACATACCCTAGAGGTCCCCATGGGACTTCTTTTGTTTTATAGGGCTCCACGAAAGTGTCGGACAGCCTAAACCGCCGGATGTTTGATAAAGTTCTCATTACTCTTTATTTCCTTTTTAATTTAGTGTATTTCGCCTTTAATAATGCTTGCTGGGCTTTAGGTTCAAGTGCAACTGGCGTGGTTGCGACTGATTGTGTTTGTTGGGCACCACCGCTTGGCTGCTGCAGCCTCGGGAGAATCTTTATGTTCACATTAGAGGTGTCCATAAAGATATTATATATCATTCCGTCCGGTCCGTTTCTATTTTTTGCAATAAAAATCTTTCCTTGATTGTTTTGTTTGTCTGTAATGGTGCGAGAAACAGAAAAAATAAAGTCAGCAACGAAACACTTGTTAAAGGCTTCTGAAATTTGTTCCATGGTGATCACCTCGGCGCTTAGTCCAGATCGATTAGTTTGAGAGGCAGTCCAAATGGGACATTGAAACTCTGTCGAAAGTGCTCGTAGTTCTTCATAAATTGATTCTAACTCGTTTCTCTTTTCTTTTCTCGCCTGAACTGGTTTAAGAAGATCAGCGTAATCTACAATAACCACTCCAGGGCTAACACCACGCTTAACAAGACGAGAAAGATGTGCTCGGATTGTATTTGTGGATGCGGATTTAGTTGGATACTCCTTAACAATAAGCGTTCCATCAATGTTTTTAATTTCGTCATAAATCTCCTCCTTAAAAGAAAGAATGTCCGATAGCGGGTATCCGGTAATACAGCTATCATAACGTGTCGCAATTACAGTATCCTGCAATTCCAAAGTATAGTGTACTACAGTTTTGCCCTCTTTTAAAGCTTCAGCCCCAAGATGTACAAGCACCATAGATTTGCCGGCGCCAGTGGGCGCTATAACGACGCCCAATTCGCTCTTTCCTAAGCCTCCTCCTATAATACCATCAATATCCGCCCATCCTGTACTCACTGGGCGCCGGTGCTTCGGTTCAAAGCGTGTCTCAAAATCAGCCATATAATCATAACCAAAATTGTTTTCGGAGCCCAATTTTAGGGCGTCATTGATGACAGTGGAGATCTCATCAAAAGAGCAATTCTGCAAAAGATTAACTGAGGTAAGCATTGCTTCTTTAAGGTTTTGCTTCCGACAAAAATCTAGAGAGATTTCTTTGATATATTCAGCATCGGTGACTTCGCGAGTATGCATGCGCGTAAAATAATCTTGTACTTGCTGTTGAATTACGTCGTCTTCTTCTTCCAGTTCTGTCTTAATAATGGTAAGCATAGCATCCACGGAGGGGTGCTTATCATACCTCTGGCGGAAGTTTAAAGTTTTCCGAAGAAAAGTACGCAGATATTCAAGTTCAATAAAGTTGATATCAAGAACTTCAGTGATCTGATCGGCGAAGGGGCGGTCTTCAAAAATTAACTGCACGAGCCCTTCTTGGAAGGTTTTACCGTATCTTCCAAAGTTAATTTTATCTACTGGCACGGGTACCCTCTCTTGTGTTAATAAGTATACTTGATCTCGCCCTAATGTCAAGGCAAATTAAAGATTTATTCGCTTGCGTTGTCAATACACTCTCTCGTAATCTTGTTTAAGTGTACCTTAAGAACTTCCCAATTTAGTTCACCAAATCCATCTTCGCGCATCATGCCAATAAGCTCTGTCTTGTTGAACTCGCATTCAAAATTCTCAATTGACTCTTTAACGTGCATCTTTGATTGAAATGACATCTGGGGGGAGTACAATTGCATCATTTTATAGTTATGCTCTACTACTCCTTTGTTTTCTGCCACTGCATTAAAAAATTTAAGTTTACTGTTGTGTGCCTGCTCTTCACAATACTCCACTACCTCGTCAATAGTGTAAGTTTTTTCTTCTGAGAGAAATGTTAGGCGCTTCTCGACTGTCTTAAATCCGGCACCCTTGACGCCTGCCAGATTATCAGAAGGATCTCCGATGATTGCCCGGGCAAGAGCCATATTAGTGGGGTGCACTCCTGTTTGCTCTACAATGCGCTTAACATTCAAAAATTCATCTTTGGTAGGGCGCCACAACACTGTCTCTTCGTCGCAGATCTGCATGAAGTCTTTGTCATTAGAGACAATGATTTTTTGCCATCCCTTGTAATAGTCCATTGAACAGACATATGAAATCACATCGTCTGCTTCAATCTCTGGAAGGAGTGTTTGAACGATAGGCATGTTGTTAAGGTATTCGATCACTCTCCCTTGTTGCCACATCTTGTTTTGTAACTCTTCATCATCCGTCAAGTTGTGAAAGGCTCGGTTAAGCCGAATGGGCTTTCGTCCATCTTTATAGTTTTTGTCCATCGTCTTACGCTTCTTTGAGCCGTTAGGACCATCCCATGCGACTACGACTTGATCGGGATTCGTCTCTCTTACGAGCTTTTGAAGAATCTTAATAAATCCTTTTAGTCCGCCGATGGGTTGCCCGTTGCTCGATAGCGACGGATCTACGATATAGGCTCGTAGGTACGCATTTAGCGCGTCAATGATTAATACTCTTTTCATAATTTATAGCTCCCGGCAGTTTTGCCGTTAATAGTGTATACCACTCGTCGTACCCCCACATGCTTCATGGCTTCATGGCACATGGGACACGGCTTGGAAAGTCGAAAATCATCCGACTTGTCAACACGTGCGACATAGATAGTGGCACCCTCTGTGATGTTTCGATCCAATCCAAGGATCACTCCTAATTCTGCATGCAATGTAGCATGACCTTCTTGCTGTTGACGAAAACGATGACCAAAAGAACAGTAATTGTCCTTGTTGAAGGAGACGTTTCGTATTTTGTTTCCTTTTACTAGTACGGCGCCATGGCGATAATCCGGGAAGTTTGACTGATTAGCAGCCCGTCGCGCCACATCCATAAAACGCCGGATCTTGCCGGCATAATTATGGAAACGCTCGGTTGTTCCCACGCCATATTCTATACACTGAGTACTCATGTGCCCTCTGAATACTATTATACCCCAATTGCGCGCCTAAAGTCAACTTATTTTTAAATTACTCTTTTACTGGGACCGTCAAATCTTCAGGGTCAGCATAAAAAGCATCCGCACTTCCTTCGCGCTTATCAAACTTTTGAACAATCTCTTCGTCCATCAGTCGAATAATGCGTTCTCTAAATTCCTTATCGCCCGTTACCAGAGTTGTCCACTTAGAAGGTTGAAACTTCTTCTCATACCCATCAGCAGTTTTAAGCGTATACCACGCGCCAGCCGACGTTAGACATTCGGATCCCTTCACGGCATCAAACCATGATTCTTCGTCGCGGATACCAATATCTTCGGTGCCCCACAGAATACGAAAAGCACAAGAGCGACCTTGTGTCCCGAATCGAGACTTTTCAAGCCTCACCTTAACTTCAGAGCCAATGCGGAAACCTTTCTCATCTTCAATGAATGAAGCCTTAGCTTTTCTTCCGGTTAACCAAATTCGGAGAGAATAAGAATAATGCATAGCTTTGCCTCCGGGCGTAGTATACGGAGTGGTCATGGCAATAATGCGAGCGTTCGGTCCTTGCGGAATATTGGTCTTAAGCTGGTTAAGAACAATAAGAGTCGCCTGCTTGTCCGCTAGTGGAATCGTCAATTTAGACATTCCCTTCGCTAAAATGCGCGCCTTAACTGCCATCGACGATTGCGGGTTAAAGTCCCCCTCTACATCAGAAACAGAAGGAGTGAAGGCTAAGGAGTCCCAGATGAAAACAACTTGTTCGTCAGTTGCACCGAGAAGTTCTTCAATGGTTTCAAGAACAAACTCCACAGAGGATGCCTGAACATACATTAATCGGTTTAAATCACAGCCTGTGCGCTCTAAAAAACTTGGATCGATGGCTGACTCAGAATCGAAATACACAACGAGCTTGCCCTGTTTTTGGGCGTTTGCGGCTACTTGCGCAGCCATATAAGACTTGCCTGTAGATTCCAGTCCGGCGATCTCGGTCACCTTCCCGACGGGAATTCCAGCAACCTGTCCTTTGCAGACGATACTATCAAGCCATCGCGATCCCGTTGGGATCCACTCCTTTACACTGGTGGGGTTATCCCCCGATAAATTATGCGCAACATTTCTGCCCGCTTTCTTGTTTACTAATTTCATTAGGTCTTGCATTGCTACGCGACCTGCTTTGGCTTTTGCCATTTGCCCTCCTATAAGTTATAGCATTGATATTATTTTATCTAAATCTTCGGCATTTGTCAAGCTAAGATTTGATTTATTATAGCGTCCTTTGATTTTTACTGCGATGGTAAAGCTTGTGGCGCTATTAGCCCCTGCAGACGGCTTTAGCCGGAATCTCAAATCGCATTTCAAACCTAAGTCAGCGAACATCGGCACATCGATAAGTGTCTGTGCTTGTGCTTTTAAGGCGTAGAGCCCACGCTCATCGATTTGGATAAATGAATCGCCCTTGTCACCATAATAACCAGCGATGCGGGCAAAGTCAAAAGGAACCTTTAAGTCAGTTTTTCCCTTGAACCATGCTTGTTGCAATTCTTTCTTTAACTCGCCTGTCTTCAAAGAACGGTTGAGTCCTACAACATTATTTCCTGATAAGTTTAACCGACGATCATATAGATCTGGGAACCTTGCATTTTGGTTGAGCCAATCGCGCAAATAGTCATTAAACAGGGGACCAAAGATTTTTTCATTCTTTACGTATCCCGGCGTTCGGCGTGGCTCCCACGTTTTGGTGGTTAAGTTGTATTGCGCTCGGAACTGTCCGAAGTCAGCAGACAGCGCTGTTTTTAATTCAATGCTCATCATCGTGCGTCCGTTCTTCATAATGGCAAGATCGGAGCCATGACCAAACCCGGCAGTCTTAGCGGTAATTCCCGCGTGGCGGTAGCGCTGTGTGATTTCGTTTGCTAAGCGTTCTTCGAAGTCCATACCAGCGGATGCGGCGGTGCGTCTCTTCGGCTTCACATACACATAGACGCTGCCGGCTTTACGGTCTTGAAGTTCTAAGCGTCCGATGCTGCTGCCGCCGCCGATGGGATTGTGAACGAAGCCTAACGGAGAAAGCATTTGATTTAGTTTTTGCATTGTCTCCAGACGCTGATCGTCCAAAACTCTAATGTGATTTTTAACGATCTTATAGTCATACCCCTCTGCTTCAATTACACGAAGTGCGCGCTTTAGATTGTTTTCGGGAGAATCTTGGGGCGAGGGAAGAGGCTTGTCGAGATCCTTTTCCATTTCCTGCGGAACGTCCAACTCTTCTTCCATTTGTGTTCTAAACTTAATATGTATTTCGTTCATATTCATCTTGCAATAATTAGTATCTCGGAAGACTCTTTACTTTTATTCATTCCATATGTCCACGCAGCTTCTTGTATTTCATAATCCTTGTACATATCTCGGATTGGCTCACAGTCATTATAAGATAGAACCCATCCGCTGCGCTGAGATAGGCGGCGGTGTAATTCTGTATGATCAAACCCTTCGTGGGTGTTACCCCCGTCGCCATAAAGCTTTTCTCTTTGGGCGCCCAGTAAATACGGCGGATCTAAATACAGAAAGGTATTCGGGTGACGAGATAAGGATTCAGTAAAATGTGCATGCTTTACCATCAAATTAGGCTCTTTAAAGCTTTTAAGATCCCTCAAGCGACTGTCCGTAAAACGTGCATAAGCGGCGCGCTTAGAGAACCCGCCGCTAAATGTAGCGCCGGAGAAACTGCTACGGTTGATGGCATAAAATGCTGCAGCATTGCGTAGCGAATAGAAACTTTCTTCCCTGAGTTCTTCACGCAATTTATCGAAGTCTTCTCTTAGGAGCCCGCGATGAGGGACATGGTAATGTTGGGGTGGAACCGAATTCCTAATTTTATATTTTTTAAGGTATTCGGGGTGCCATACGCGCATCCCGTCACACAATATCGCAAGCTTGGCAGGTTCTGATAAGAGAGCTTGCCAAAACCACACTAGAGGTTCAAATAGATCATAGCCATATACTTTGGTACCACGTTCAGCCACAGCCAACTCGACCGATGCGCCTCCCAAAAAAGGTGAGCACAACTCTTTACAGTCTTCGGGAATCAGCGGTAAAATGTGCTTTATTGCACGTGACTTGCCGCCCGGATAGCGAAGTGGTGTCTTCATATTGCCCTCATAAAAATAGCGGCAGACTTTTTACCGGTCTGCCAGCGGCTTACCACTACTCAGTGATCGTTGGTGTGTTGCCGGTCGTGTTATCTTCCGTACCGTCATTGTCAGTTGTGCCCGTAGTAGTTGCTGACACCTCGGCGGTTGTCGCCTCCGTGGTTGATGTAGTCGTTTCTACATCACTAACAGCGCCTGTTGGGGGCTCGTAAATGCATGTTCCGTAAGCTGTTGCAACGGCAACGATGCCTCCAGTTACAGTGACGTGCACTTTCCATTTGGACCATAGGTCCTTTAGTTTATCTAACATATGTTGTTGTCTCCTATTAGAAAATATGGCAGAGTATTTAAACCCCGCTCTGCCGTCGGTGTCAGAGTCGCCTATTTATTTTAGCCAGACATCAATTCATCAAATGCGCGGTCGACACTGCTCTGTCCATTGGCAGGACCGTACTTGGCTGTTGTTGAGGAACGACCTTCGGCAGAGGAATCTCCCGAAAGTTGTTCATCCAAGATGGCATCGACTTGCTGAGGACTAAGACGCTCAAAAAGACCATCAAAGTCAGGCATGCGATCAAGGAGGGCGGGGATCGCTTCTGCATCTTCAAGCAAGGTGGATGTGTTTCGACGCATCTTTAGGCTCGTCTGAGGGTATGCACCGGGCTTTGTGGGCTTGGTGTAAGTAAGGGTAATATCGGTGCCTTCGGTGGCATCTGTAATATCCCCATATTCTGGATCGAGAATATACCCGAGAAGAAGTTCATAAGCCTGCTTTCCATAGCCATAGACCTTAATCCCCTCTTCTTCTCGACTTCGTACAACGACGGGTGAGAAGTAGCGCGTGCGCACAAAGAGGCTCTTAGCAAGCTTCTTACTCTCTTCATCGTTGTTATCTACTCCCTCGCGCCAAAGCTTGGAAGCAAATTCACAAATTGGACATTCATCTCCGAAGTTTCGCTTCGGACACATAATTCCCCCCTTGTGATCCCCCACATTATAGTGGAAGAACATTTCCTTTAGCGGATCGCCGTCATTAGTCGGCACGATCCGAATGTCAGTATCGCCCTCGTCTGGTCTAAACCAAATCGAGTTCGAGTCTCTAGTTCCTTCTCCGCGAAGGCTCGCGAGTTTTTCTCGCATTAGTTGCATATCAATTGCCATTTTTTGTTTCTCCTTAAGTTATAGCATATCAAGCGTTCCTTGATATCTGATATTACTCCTGAGATAGCTCCTCAGAAGTCTTTTGTTGTACTACGTTAGTGTGGGCAACGCAGAACCCAAAATCATGATACGGTGTTTCATAGATTGCATAAGATATCTTACGAAATGCATTTCGAGGCTTTTCCTTTAACATATCTACAATACGCCTATGTAAACCACCTTCTGTCTCCAATTTCTCACTGTTTATAGCTAAATAATAACATAATTCTCGGGGAGTGTCAAGATCAAAAAACCATTTTTCTTCAAGATTTTTGATATCGAGTCCCGCGATGGTTCTTATTCGATTAATTGGAGCCGGCTTGGACACTTGACCAATTTCAGGCTCCGTGTGAACAAAATAATTAACGTGATGGATAGTAGAAAATATAAATTGATTTAAAGAGTGATAATAAGTCTTAATAGGGAGATCTCCTAAACACCTTTCAAGGTTGAGGTTGGAGATCACAGTCAACGAATTAAAAAGTCCTGAGCGTGCATATTCCTGCAAAACACCAAACACCGCATTTTCCACCAAAACAGGGTACCCGGTGAGCAAGTCGGTATCGGGCTTAATATAAATAAGGTCTATTTTTTTATCTTTTATTTGTTCTAAAATCCCTAATGAATAGTTCGAACTCAATGAACCACCAACAACGAAGAATTGCACGTGTTCCCCAAGATCTGAAAAGAACTTGTTCACATCGGGTATGTTTTTTTCATAT